GAGGAGGCTATGAGCGACGTGGGGTCGGCCTTTCTGGGTGCGACGGAAGCGGTCCAAAGAGACTACACACGGTCGTGGGTACGGACGTTTGCGGCTGTTGCAGCAGGGGCGAAGATGAGTTTGGAGACTCTAAAGGGAGTTTTGAGCGACCCGTTCTTTGCGGCACAGCCTGTGGCGACTATAAATCGCCACCTCATGCACGGTCTGGTAGACGTTAGCAATGCCATGCAAGATGCTTTGTACCCTGATGCTAACGCATTCGTAGGGCCACCGGAGAAGATTAAGGAGGGGGCGAAGAAAACCCTAGACGACCTACGTGCCGAGATGGCTAGTGGTGGCTTGGATTTCGACAGCCTTTTTGGCTCGGCAAAAGGTGGTGGCAAGGCGGCCATTAACAAAATCTTGAGCTTCTTTGGGTTTGGGCCGGGGCAATTGCCGGATGCTTTGAAGGAGGCGTTTGCCCAAGCGAGCGTAGAAATAGCTGTGGGGATGGAGTCGGTTGCGTTTGTTGGGGAGTCGTCGTCGGGTAAACAGTTGTTCACTTTGAAGTGGGCGTGGGAGGACCCGGAGGGCAAGATGCAAACCGGCTTCTCCACCCGCACGTATTTTGCTAACGAATTGGAGGCGGCGAAGGCGGCTATTCAAGCTGGGAACTCGTCTATTCGAGGTGAGGTGGTTGAGGTCCCCTTAGCCCAAGTTGGCTACGACGCGACGTTAGCCCCACGGGATTCTCCTTGGTATGAGAACTTAACAGCTATACGTGCAGAAGCTATGAAGCTACAAGAGTCGTTGCCGGGGGCGGTGGCTCTACGGGAAGAGTACGACAAAACTATAAGACTGTTGGATGCGGCGTTAAGTGGCAATGAGCACTTGACGCAAGGTATCGGTGAACTGAGAGATGCGGCGCTAGTAGCCTAAGACGAAGGTTTGTCTCAGCTTTACGATTTAGAAGAGCCTATTCAATCTATGGAGGATTTCATAGGGGCATGGAAAATGTCGTTCAAGCAGATTGGTGACGAGAGCCAGATTACAGGCACGAATATAAAAGACATTATGGGGGATGCTATGGAGGGGATGGCCGCCTCCCTGACTGATTTTGTGATGACCGGTAAATCAAACTTTGCTGATTTTGCCAAGTCCCTTATCAAGGACATCGCAAGGATAATAATTAAAGCTAAAATGCTCCAGTTCCTCAAGGCCATGATGCCGGGGACATTTGGTGAGGGTGGGACGGTCGGTGCCGAAGTGGATGCCCTTGGTGGGATGGTGGGGCGTACCGGTGCCCCTCGCGCCCGCGTGCCTGCGAGCATGTTCGCGGGCGCGGGCTCATACGCGATGGGCGGAGCCGTTCCCGTTATAGCCCACAAGGGGGAGGGGATATTTACCCCTAAGCAAATGAATAACGCTGATATGCTGTTTGCCAAACTTCAGCAGAACTCATCCCCTTCGGTAACCGTTAACATATCAACTCCGCCGGGTACGTCTGCGACGGTTCAGGAAAAGCGCGGTGGTGGTGCGGGCGGTCAGGATGTGCAGATGGAGGTGTTGGTTGAGATGGTCGAATCTAAGATGAGTTCTAGGCTACAGAGCGGTGGGGGTTTGGCCCCCGCACTAGAGCAACAATATGGGCTTGACCGTAGCCGTGGGCAATACCGATGAGTCAAATACTGCCATCTACTTTACCTGCTCCAGACGAGTTAGGGTACTCCATTGATTCAGGTAAATCGTTTATCCGCACCCAAATGGATTCTGGTCGAGCGCGGCAGCGGCGAGTTAACACGCGCCCCATAGTTAAACTGGAAATAACTTGGCGAATGGATGGGACTCAATACAACACGTTTAAGGCGTGGTGGGAGTCCGCTCTTAAAGAGGGCGCAGAGTCTTTTTTTATGGAGGTCTGGAGGGGGTCGGAATTCAGGCATTCCGAAGTAAGATTTACCGGCCCTTACCGTGCAATGTTGGGCTCCGGTGCATCAACTGAGTGGCAGGTTGAAGGTCAACTGGAGCTACTAGATGCAACTGATTTCATTATGTCTAGTGAGAAGTCGGCGGTTGTACATTCGATTAGCGGAAGGCTCCCGTACTACAGGAAAGATGAGTCAGTAATACTTGGCGATTTGCCCGCGAATAACACCGTAACCGAAGTACTTGTTATTGGGCGTGGAGACATAGGGAATCTTACAGCATCAGCAAATATAACTATCGGGTACACGGGTGATACAAACGCCTATGTAAATGATAGTTCCATAACTGACGTGGCTGATAACACAACCCAAACGTTTACGCCGGGTACGGGCGCGGATTCAACTGCACGAGAAGTAGTTGCTAAGTTTACGTTTACGGGGACAGCACCTGCATCTGGAGAGTATCTAGTAATAATCCAGTATACGGTTTGATTGAATGCCAAATACAACGCTCAGTGAGGCCATTAAGGAAGCATACAGCACCGCACCTACGGACGTGGTTATGTTGCATACGATTGAACTTAGGCACCCATCGTTTTCCTTCGTAGCAGATAAGGAGCGTGGGGCTGGTACAGCAGTCCGTATTGTAAGGGATACGCAAAACCTATGGGCTACGCTTGAGACTGATAGCTCAGATACGTATGCATATTTTGATTCAGGGACTGACAAACTCGTAGCCGCTGCTGCCGCTAGTTCTCAGGTAGTTGGGTATGCCGGTAATTCGGATGGGTACTATTCTGAAAGTGCTACCGTAAACGCAGGGCAGAAGGTTTTGTTTGTAGGACTGCCTTTCGATTTCACGCTACCGATTACGAAAGACCGTCAATTGCCTCAGTTGAGGTTAAAGATAGACAACGTTGGAAGAGAGATATGCCAGCACATAGAGGCGGCAATCGAAAACCCAGAGTCCATAGCAATGACGTATAGGGTCTTTCTCAGCTCAAACATAGACGGGATTAAAGGGACGACTGGTGAGGCGTATGAGGCTGGCGGGACTGGGACACCATTGCCAGAAATGGACCCACAGATAACCATGACGCTCAGTAACGTGAAGGTTGACCCATTCAAGATTGAAGCGACTGCAACCTATGACGACGTACTGCAAAGGCTGTTCCCAGCGGAGATGTATACGACGAAGAGATTCCCGTATCTGGACACCACGTCTTAGAATTATCATGCATTGGGCGACACAGTACATTACGTGTGGATGGAAGTCTGGAGCCACAGGCCCGGATTACTATGATTGCTGGAGCTTTTTTCGTCACGTTCAGAAGGAGCACTTTGGCCGGGATGTGCCAGAGATAGGTATTAACGCCGAAGATTTACGAGAATTGACAGCAGCCTTTAAGGTCGGTGTTCCAGAGGTTACCGACAAGCACGGGTGGGAAGAGGTGCCAGTGCCGCACAATGGCGATGCAGTTTTATTGGGCAATGGTCCGGTTGGGCAGCATGTGGGGATAGTGTTAATGATAGACGGAACGATAGGGGTTTTGCACTGTGCCCGGAAGGGTGGCGTGTTGTTTAGTCGAATAGAGGCGTTGCCGTACAAACGTGTGAGGTTTTTCAGGCATGCATAACGACTTCGCCAGTATCGTATACGTACCGAATCCGCTCCAGCCACAGAAAGACCGGGTTATCGAGCAGCTTGGTTTTGCTGATTCAACGACTGTAAGTATACGGGGCTTTCTTGATGCCAGAGAAGACCTGAAGTTTACCCTGCCAACCATATGTTTGCATAACGGGGAGCCGGTATTGCGAACCGAGTGGGCTGACACCCAGATACATCCAAATGATGTTGTTATGTTCTTGACGCTGCCACAGGGGGGAGGTGGAGATGAGGGCGGCAAAGACATCATGCGAATGGTGTTGATGGTGGGCCTAATGCTTGCCGCACCGCATATGGCAATTGCTATGTCGTCTGCGCTTGGTTCTGCGGCGGTAACGGCTGTTACCATTGAGGCGGGCACTATGATGGCTATGGCGGCGCAGGGGGCCGTCATAATCGGTGGAACACTGATTATTAACGCCGTACTGCCCCCGGCAACCCCAGCAGCAGCAGACCATACAGATATATCGCCCACGTATACGTTGGGGGCGCGCAATAATGCCGTCCGAACAAATAGCCCAATACCAGTAATATATGGGAAGCACAGGGTGTGGCCAGATTACATTGCCCATCCGTACACCACTTACAGGGGCCAGCAGCCACTTGGCAGCGGGGGGCGTCTCAACTCATCAGAGGTGCCACTTGACGGGGCCGCAGCCGCCACTCAGGAATTGTTCCAAATGATGTGTATTGGGCAAGGTACCTACGTGATTAACGAGGTGTTAATTGGGGGGTCGGTGGTTGGGCATACGGTCGGTAACACACTAACCAGTACTCACAGTGAGGTTAAGCTAAGGGTATATGGCCCCACCGACTCGATAGTAGGTAACGAACTGTTTCCCCAGAATCGGGTACCTGTTAGCGGTATTTCAAGAAACGAACTTGAGGCTCCTGATGTCGGGTGGGATGATGGTGATGGGGTCGGGGTGGTTGGGCATGTAGCGCCGCGTAACCTAATAACGCTAAAGCCACATTTTAATAAGTATTTTACCATCAGGGCAATTGGGGTACCGGATGGTGTTACCGGAGAACAAGAGATAACAGTTGCGCAGTTTGATGATGATGGTGCAACCCCCTTAGAGCTGCAATGGGTACAAGATGAATTCGTTGGCATGCAGGTGTTTTTTGGTGGGGGACAAGAGAAGGTTGCCAGCGCCACCGATAAGCCGCGCAGAGTCCGCTATCGGGTTGACCCACGCGACTCAGTTGACGATTGGATTACGGCTTCCAATCATAACGCATGGCATGAGTTGATGACGCAGGACACACGGCTGCGGACCATAGTGGCTAACTCTCCGACAACAGGAACTGGAAACGGGACCATACGGTTCTCCGAGGGGTACGAGTCCGCCTCTTCTCAGTTGTCTCAACCGCCTACGACAGGGAGTGCAATAAGCCCAGCCGTGACGCTAGGCAACCATCCGATTAACTGCATAGGGGGGAGTAATGCCAGTGGGCCTCCGGGCTGCGGGACTGGCGGGCCTGATTACCCCGGAAACATCGCGTGTTCCGCTACGGGACAAAACGAATGGGGTAACACACAAGACCATTATGTTGTCGCCGCCGACAATCACGGTTTAGTACACGGACAGACGTTTACACTTGCTGGTGCTGAAGGAAGTGGACCCGGACCGCCCTCCACCACCGCGCTAACGAATGAGGAGGCGGCTATTGTAAATCAGACGCATGTAGTAACCAACATATCTGATGACGGTAATAGATTTGAGTTTTATGTCGGTGATACTCCCCTCGGCCTCGCTGACCCCCAGTCCCTGTCCCAAAACACCACCAACTGGGTAGGGGTGGGCGGTAATTCAGTTACCTTGGAAGCCGATGGGTATTGGGAGACTAGGGAGTACTGGAGGCCCACCGTAGCAAGTGGGCAACAAACTAATGGCATCAATAGCAACAGGTGTCATATACGAAACGATTACATCGGGCCGTTTAATGTATCCGCCCCAAATCATCCAATTTTTGGACTGTCTGTTGATTACGGGGGTGCCCCGATGGAGTTCTCTAGGAAAGGGGGCCGGTTTGCCCTTGGGGTGGGCGTTAGGTTTGAGATTCAGCGCATAGACGAGAACGGGAATATCTACAACTCAAGTTCTCCAGATTGGCTGGATGACATGCAGACCTTTAATACGGTTAGCGGGTTATGGGAAAACCCAGATGGTACAAGTCCGTATGCTACGTGGGGAGGGGTTACAAGAGAGCAGGCTTATGCGTTTGAAAAAGGCTCGCCACCACGTGTTGGCCAATGGATTACTGTTGGTAGGACATTTCAAGGATACACTTCCTCACATATCTCCACCCCCCAAGGAACGCACAGCGACCGGTTTTGGATACACATGCACGGGGCTGCACGGGTCGCATCACGGAATGCTACCATTGGTATGTATGGCCCGACAATTAGAGATACTCCGGTTCTTTTAACAAGCGAGTACGATTTTAGGGGCGTGGGTTCTGCTGGCCCAGAAAGCTGGGGAATGGCCCCATCTAGTCTGAGTAACGCCAACAATGAGGATTTAATGGGGTATGGTTACTTAATTCCAGAAGGGAGGTACCGAATTAGGGGGAGGCGGACGACCCACGGGTTTGGACCCGATGTAAGTACTGCTGGCAGTGATAATGATGGTACTCTGGTTAGCGATAAAGTTTACTGGCTTGGCGCGGTTGGGTACATCCTTGGCAGTGTCAAGGCATACGCCGGGGTTACTACGTTAGCAACCAAGGTTATTGCATCTAGGCAGTTTAATCAGAACGCTGATACTGACCTCAGTGTACTCGTTAGTCGCAAGTTGCCAATGTGGGGGAACGCGATAAGCCCCGCGACTACTATTGGCAGTAACCCGATTACGACCGCAGGGGGTTCGACCACAGCCACGGTTACGTATGACAGCCATGGTTTAGTGGTAGGGCAATCCGTGACTATAGCTGGCGTGTCTGGGACAGGGGCACCGGCTGTTATTAACGGTGTACCCATTACAGACATTAACGGGGCGCGTACTATCACGACAGTAACTGCCGATACGTTTGGGTTTACGACATTGACTACAGCTAATGCAACGTCAACGGATGGAGCTGGCGGGAGTTCTGTGACCTTAGCTGCCAGTGCTTTTTGGTCTGATGACCTAGTAACAAGTAACCCAGCGTGGGCATTTTACGATGCGGCAACGAACACAGATTACGGTGGTGGGGTGTCCCCAAGCCTACTCAACCTGCCAGATTTACGTAGATTAGCGACACTATGGGACCGTAGGGGGGATGAGTTTAATGGTGTTTTCGATACCACCAGAACGTTGTGGGATGCTCTGAACTCTATTGCGAGGGCCGGTAGGGGGAGGGCACTGTTTGTTGGCGGTAAGCTAACGATAGTGCGAGACGAAGACCAAAGCGTCTACACTGCTATGTACTCGATGGAGAATATCAAGCAGGGTAGTTTCTCGATAGATTACGCATTCCAGACTCCACAGTCGCCAGATTTTATCGAAGTGGAATACATGTCCGATGTGACGTGGAAGCCGACGAGTGTTGAGTGTTATCTGAATATCGCAGGAGAAACGTCAGCTGGGCAAGTCTGGTTACTAGCAACGAATGCAAAAGCCAAAAATGTCGTTCTGGGTAATGGGACCACCTTTACGTCGGATATGCTTGGCGGTGTTATTAGGCTCACAGATGAGGCTTTGTATGTGTACTTAGAGATAACGGAGATAGTAAGTGCCACAGAGTTGCACGTGGCCAAGCCGTATCTTGATGGCAATAACCTCTCAAGAAGTCTTGGGACATCTACAGCCGCAGTGGGGTACACGATTTATAAGCCCAAGAAAGACCGGGCTGCGAAGGTAAAGATGTTTGGTATTACTGACAGGGACCAAGCGTGGAGGGAGGGTATTTATCAAGCGGCGGTGAATCGCTATCAGCGAAAGATGATTTCCTTTACGACGGACTTTGAAGGGCACCTGCCAATCGTTGGGGACAAGATACTAATACAGCATGAGCAGCCGGGTGTCTGGGGGCAGACCGGGGAGTTAATAGATTACGATACAACAGAGGCTGGAACTTTTGTTGTACGTACTGACCCGGCAATAGACTGGGGTATAGGCAATGATTTGTTTGCCGCTGTTACAGGAGATGGGGACTTCGAGTCGGATATTATTGGGGAAATTCCAAGTGGGTGGCTAAGGTCCGGTGCTGGGTCAGCAATAAGTGTTACAGAGGATGACGCTTACAAGGGGACTAGGTGTGTCAAAATATCCTATACTGATAACGCCCAGACATGGGCGTACTTAATGCAACACGACGTAATGGCTTCATTGGCGCAGGGGACACAGTATACAGTAAGTGCGTGGATGAAAGCCGCAAATACGGAGGCCGAGGGGCAAACGGTATCTATTGGTCTAAAAGAGAATGGTTCCGGGGCGTTCACTGGTACAGTGGGGATGGCTGTCGCAAGTCTTACCGAATGGAAGAAGATAACGTGGACCGGGGCGTTAGAAGTTAGTGGGGCCACTACTCTACCGGTATTACACGTAGGTGTTTCTGAGGCTTTCGGGGCGTCTCTGGTAGACGGGCAGGCGGTTTATGTTGACGATGTGCAGGTTTACTACTCTGGTGGAAGCGCCAAGTTTGATACGGGCTATGCTATTGCTTTCAAGAAGCCGAATGGGGAGGTAGCTGGACCGTTCTTTTCAAGTAATGCAGGCATAGAGAGGGGGGCGACAGATAACGAGGTTATAGTTACCGGGGATGGGTTTGTGGGCTGGACGCCAATTACACAGCAAGGCCCAAAAGAACGGACGCAGTGGGTGTTCGGTACGACAGAGGAGTTTGCATTAGATGCAAAGGTAACCGAGATTCAGCCACGTGGTATCAACGAAGTTACAGTAAAGGCGGCGAATGATAGTCCACTTGTGTATACGGCTGATACTGAAGTCACGCACGTAGCCCCTATTGAAGACGCTGACTTGCAGGATACAACGCCTGCGGTTCCAGTTATCCCAGAAAACACCCTGTCGGTAACGGTTGTGGAAACGAACACGGTGCCACCTGTAAGAACTGTGTCTGCGACATGGGGTCACGCCCCCGGTGCGGAGGAGTACATTGTCGAAATGGGCACAGGGAGGCCGGATGAGATTACGATAGGTACTCAGGCGGATGCAGGGACATTCGTTGAAGACCAGACCGTATACATCTACGGGGAAAAGTACGCGACCAGCATGACAGTAGGTGTAGGTTGGGATGATACTAACGACAGGATTTTATTGTTCAACGCACCCGGTACGGCTGCTGTTACTAGGTTTGAGAACATGGGGTTTCGTGTTGGGGATTACATATGGATGACAGGGTTTTCGTCTTACACTCTTAGCCCGCTTGACCCACCAGTAGCGTCCAATTCAGTAATCAACAGCAGGCGTTTACGCATAGTAGAAATAGATGGGGCAGGAGGGGTAGCCATAAACAGAAGTACCACTCATGGGGAGAAGGCGACCAACGTCACGACTACGTTATACGTCCAGTTGGGTACCGGAGAGGTGTTGCAGCCACAGGGTGATGGTGAGCAGCAAAACCTTCGTATTAGACGGGCTAACCCAATAGCTGTTACATCTAGTATCGATGCAGATGCTAATAAGTTCACGGTAACAGGTGGACACAACTTGTTTAATGACACTACCGTGTATGTACATTCTACTGCTACATTGCCGGGTGGAGTGAGTTCTGGGGTTACGTACTACGTAGTGAATGCTGATAATACCACGTTTAAGTTATCGACTAGTATTGGTGGAGGGGCACTGTCGATTAGTTCAACCGGGAGTGGGATTATAACTGTTGGTGACTTATTGCTAGTTGCAAAAGACACTGACCCCGACACAGCATGGCAGTACACCCTAAATGCTGGTGATTGGCCGACGTACACAGGGTATGGGGAAGGGGCGACAGTCAGAGCTACCGACCTTCTTGCCGGAGCCTACGTAGCTGACATGATTATTTCCCAGTCCAACACCGTATGGCTGCAAACCAATACGGCACCGATACACGATGTAACATTTAGGTTTGTGGACAAAATACAGACCACCACGATTGCGTTTCCTATGGTCGAAGAGGTGGATGTACTCGCCGCTATATTAACCGGGACGGCCACTGTTGCTTTTGGAGACGCAGAGATTACAGGGGTAGGCACTTCGTTTACGGAAGAGCTGGCTGTTGGGGACGAGGTGCTTATTGGTGGGGAGGTTTATACGGTTAGTGCGATTGGGAGTGATACTACACTTACTCTGTCAGAACCGTATGAAGCAGAGCATAGTACGGGGTCAGAGTTTACCCCCGTAGCAGCCAACAGTGGGATATCTATTCGCGCATTTACAGCAGCTAACAAAAGTTTTAATGCCACGTCTATCAGAGCAGAGGTGATAACCTTGCGCGTCACCCCGGTTGGCCAGCTATTTGGCGTTGCTAGGTATGCTGATGCACAGGTGATAGTGGAGAAGGTATCCGGGGCGTTAGTGTTTGATTCTAGTACTGGGGCGTTGTCCACGACTGATACTGCTACCGTAGATGCTATATTTGATGGTGGGTCTTACTGATGTCCAATCGGCTGTTAATGAAACGGTCGGCGGTGCAGGGGAGAGTACCATTGTCAGGTGACTTAGTGGCCGGTGAGTTAGCGGTTAATAGCGTAGACGGAAAACTGTTTATGAGGACAGACGCCGGGGACGTAGTTGAATTAGTAGCAACGATAGCTACGGCTTCGACATCTAGGCAAGTGGTAGATGAGTTCAGTAACCAAACTGGTACTGGGTATACGTTATCGCAAACTCCGATATCGAACGATGCAGTAAATGTATACCTGAACGGTCAACGCTTGATGGATGTTGCATCGAGAAATACCGTTACGAATCCGAGTTTTGAAACAGACATGGCGGGTTGGTTTGAGAGTGACGAGGATGTCATCAATGCGTCCTCATCGATAGAACAGGCCAAGGTAGGGGCGGCTTCTGCAAAGCTGGTTTACGTGGGCGGGGGGCCAGCGAATGGCAGAATATACCAGAGCGGTGACGCCACGCTAGATGTGTCTAACGGAACCGAAATTACTGGTAGTTGCTGGTACAAGGGGTCTGGTAGCGCGATAGGGAAAACTGGTCTTGCTACGTTGTGGCAGCTAGTTAGTACGCACCCAAGCCCGCCGCACAACAGCCCGGCAGCAGTGAGTTCAAGTTTGCCCACTTTAGATGGGGCATGGCAGTTCGCTACGGCGACCGCGACAATAGACGATTCTAATACGACTGTTGCCCAGATATATGTAGGGATAGGTAACTTTGACTCTGGAGATGTGCTGTATATTGACGACGTAAAACTGTATAATTCGACCCCATCGTTGCTACAATACAAGCTGATAGGGGCCACGCTTACACTGGGGATATCGAAAAACGCTGGAGACATATTGGTGGTTACTTATGAAAAGTCTTAGGTACATAGTCGCATCCATGGTGCTGTTAATTGCAACAGTAGCTGGTGCCCAGCAATCCCGGTTAGAGCAGGGCGGTACGGAGGCAGATTTATCTGGCACTGGTCCGGGGCCAATTATTCAAGGTACTGTGGGGGCACCGTTAGCTCCGGGGTCAGTGGACCTTGAGTACGGCGGTACGGAGGCAGATTTATCGAGCACTGGTCCGGGTCTTGTTAAGCAGGGAACGGTAGGGGCGGCTATTTCGGTTGGCCCGCCTTACGATTTTACAGGGGCTGGGTCTTGGGGTGGAGGGGTTACCGAGGTAGATTTGCTTAACCACCCGCCGTTAGAGGCACAGCAGCAAAGACTTAAAGCGTGTGAGCTGGACTACGGTACAGCGGTCGGAGGTGGTGTAGCGGGCGGTACAATGGGCCACTGTATGGTTCATATTTACAACGGGTCTAGTGGGAGCCTAACGACTGGTGTTGAGGAGTTCTATATTTCAGCGAGGGACGCCTTACGGGTTTCTAGGACACGGAGAGGAGGTTCTGCCACCACGCAACACCAAGGTGACGTAGCCCCAGAAGGCATAGGATTATGCACCACCGATGCCCAGTGTAGTGGTTCCAACACGTGTGTAATTGGTAATAAAGGAAGGTCCATTTGCAGTCATTATGTATACGCCGACCTTCGCATTCTCGATGACGTATTAAACGATAAGTACATTGTATACGTTGAACCAAGGTCGAGGTACCCAAACTATGTTGTGCGGGCGTGGGAGATATCTGAAGATGGTACGGTAGATACGTGGGAGGAGCTTCCAATTACGGCCTACACGATTCCAGCCGTTAATGATTACGCCATTGTGTATTCGTCGAACTACCGGTTTGACCGGGATGACGTGGGGGTTTTGTACACCTGTACTGCAAATGTATGTGAGTACAACGGTGCCTGTGTGGGGGTGCAGTGTGATAATACCCCGTGTGATACTGTTTCCGATTGCAGGGTTATTGAAGACGTAGGAATAATGGAGTCACGTAACCAGACACTTGGTATTGGGGCGGTAAACCCAGAAGCAAGGTTGCACATTCACACCGACTTATCAGACAACACGATATATGCGCCACGAACTATCAAGGAGTCGGTGTGGGTAGACTCTGAAGATAACACCTTCAACGACAATATAGGGGCGACGAGTTCTGTATACGTAGAGGATTCAGAGGGCAATGAGATAGAGGTGTATCGAAGAACGGTGATGTATGATGGGTACCACCCCAATAACAGTACCCCGGTTGGAGCCACTTGGCCCATCTGCCTGTCGGGGGACAATGTTGGTGAAATATGCCATGAGCATGCGGAGTGTCCGAATGCTACTGTTGGCGCAGAGTGTAGTGGATTAGGGCATGAGTCGTACATAGATTGGTTTGCAAGGGACGAAGATGTACTGACGCACTTTATGCGTTACGCACCCGCGCAGGCAGACAACGGGCAGTTACAGTTTTACACGTATGCAAGGAAGCAGACATTACCGAATCCAGCGACCGGGGTACTATCAGTAGGGGGGTGGCTTGGTGCAGCTAGTGCCACGTCTAATTTTAGTCCCCACACAGTGGACGATGGGTTCGGCATACAAACGTACATGAGGGCCGAGGTACACTCGGCACCGGCTGACAACTGGATGGGAACCCAAGCTACCTTCCAAACTAGGTGGCTTGACGCAGAGTATGGAACACTGGATTCCGAACTCAATTTTCAGGTGGCTAATAGTGGGTCTGGAAGCGCCACAACCGAGGTTTTTTCGCTTAAGGGTAAGCATGACCAGCCGGAGCCAAGGGTAGTAATACCGGCTAATGGCCGTCTTGGATTATTTACAGAGACACCGGAGTACCCAATACATATACAAAGAGATAGCACCGCTACTATTGACCTTCTGGGATTCACAAGTCCGACAAACTGGACAACCGCTTCTTGGGCTAGGACGTTACGCATTGGACAGAGCCAAGCAATTAGATTTGATAACCCGAATAGTAGTACTCCCGGAGCGTGGTTATTTGGACCTAAACCAAACGGTATAAGTGGGCGTCTGTTTATGGGGTCAGCAGATTGTAATGATGGGGGTTGCAACGCAACCTATAATTTCGTTATAGACCATGAGACTGGAGCAATATCTCTTGGGGCCGGTAATTTCTTGAACGGAGAGGACCTTCAGCTTGATATTGGTGGGGGTGGAATACGGATAGGCGGTGGTGCTCCTGTACTAACAGCAAACAAGATGTATAGCGACGGAACGGATTTGTTCTGGGATGTTGTAAACATATCTGGAAGTATCGGCTTAATCACGGAGAGGTTTGGATACCCCACCGAAACGTCTCTTATTAGCGCCCCAGAGGGTGAAATACCGCCCTATAACAGCAATATCTCTGGGTGTAGCGCGTTGGGGTGCACACTGGGAACAGACTGTTGCGCAGGTTTGGTAACCTTTGCTGGCATAGGTTGGCAGGGCGGCTTAAATTTGGACAGCGGTAAAACCACTAACATGGCAGACGCGGCTATGCCAGTTGCGCGAGATATGACAATTAAAAGGACGTGTTGTAGAAACCGCGCCCTTATCCCAAACCATTGGACTACTATGTCTCTGTACAAGGCCGATTGTAGTACGTCCAACTTAGCTGTAGACGATAGTGAGTTTTCGATAACTAGCGCCCAGCATAACTGGACTCCACTTACGGACAACATAAACGGTAATATCACGGAGATACGGTGTACCGACCATCCCGATACATACTTAGCTGCTACAGACTGTGCGGTTTGGCGGGGGCAACGACAAGCAAGTACGGCAAGCGGTGGAGGTAATGTAGTATGCCATTTTGAATGGGCACCGGGTAATATAGCTGACCCAATAACAGCCCTTGCACCGTACTACTGGTTTGCAGCGGATAACATTATGACTGTTGCCGATGGGTGGTCAGTTGGGGACACAGTAACCCCGTGGCCAAACATTGGTGCGTTTGGGTTCCTAGGCAGCTCTACAGCTTTTTGGGGTTTTCAGACTACCTCCGCATTTGAGCCAACGTTTGAAAGTAACGGGACCAACTTCAAAGGAACTTTGGTATTTGATGGGGTAGACGACTACTTAGACGCTGGCGACCTGTTCCACATGTCGTCGGGCACGATGACAGTACTAGTTGTGGCGAGGGACGACTTTGTGGGGGCTTCTACACAAACCATGCTATCACAGTACAAAAACGGGTCTGCTACTGGTGACAGGGTGTTCCATATGTCTACGAATGGCTCCAATAGGAGATTGCAAGTTTCCATAGGTAACGCCACTGCAACTGCTGATTCCCGTAGGTATAAGTCTGCGACAAGTACCCCGTTAATTGGTGAGCTAGGCATATACGGGTTCAGGTATGACAAGAACGGAACGTCCATTTGTCCAGCTGTTTTACCCGCTGTTGTTTCACAGCCCGGTAAGTTGGAGTTGATTCACAGGAACAAGGTATTGAGTATCACCGATACAACATGCAGCGTTGAGGAGGATGCGTCCATTCCACCATCCTC